TTTTATCTGCCTTGCAAGCTTCCCAAAATATATAGAACAGTCTGTTTGCCTCTCTAAAATCTGGAGCTCCAACATCAATCTTGCTCCATTGTAAATACATATAGTGCGTACCAGTTATCCAGGTTGGCTTACCATTATTCATAAACCAGAAACCCTCCTCTCGTCGTTTAAATTCTTCGTCTATGTAATCGTACCATTTTTCTTTATTGTTTTCCGGATAACTCCTCCAATCGAATATGTTCTTGATCCTTTCGAGCTCTTTAGGATAGTCCTGTTTAACCCATTTGTTTTTCGGATGCTTGTATACTTCTTTAGGTGGTTTCGGTAGCGCTATAATTAAATTTTGTATCTCTATGATCTCACCTATAATTCCATTGTGAGATAATACTATTAAATCATGTTCTTTGTTGTAACCATACTTCCACTTCTTACCTCTGTTCATTCTGGTAATAGTAGTTCTTTTTATTGGTTCAACTGTGTTAACTAAACTTTGCTTGTACATTACTTAGATCTACCTTCTGCGAATCCTTTAAAGACTTTTTTCTCTGTCTCTTCAGGTGTTTTACCCTCAAGCAGGTTTTCTTCTTCTTCAATTCTGTTAAGTATTTCAAATGCGTCAAATATAGCTAGTTTTTTAGTAGCCGCTGCATTTTTCAATCTATCTGCTGATATATCTTCTTTAGAATCCACAATAGCTTCTTTAGCTACTTTAATCAGCTCTTCAACTGCCTTACGCCCAGCTTGGATTATATTCTTCTTCGTTTCCTTGGTATTCATATTTAATTGTAATAAATTGTGTCATAACTCTATATAGTCTTTTTCCATCGACTACAAACTCGTATGTTGAAAAAGGTGTGAATCCTACTAGATCTCCTTTTTCGTAAGAACCATCAGTATGTTTAACAATACCAATACACGACTCTTCTTGATCTACTCCTAAATGTTTTCTTTCCTTGATGGGTTGTACAAAACAATATCCTTTAGGGGTTTTCCACTTTTCGTTTCTTTTATATAAAAATATTTGATCTTCTTTTACAAGATAAGTATTTTCATCAAAGAAACTTCTACTATTTCTTTCTTTACCTTTAACGTCATGCCAACGTCTAAACACGTTGTGATGCGTTATAATAGTATCTCCAGGTTTTACTTCTGTTTCAAAAGCTGTAGGAACGGATTTAACAATAGCCTCTCTATTTACAAATTGATGGTTAAATATCTCTGTGTTTAATATAAGATCTTTATCATCAACCTTTGCAGTATTGTTGTATCTGTTTCCTTTTGGCTCTATAACAAAGTCAAAAGGTGCTTTCATTAGTATTCTAGATTATACTCTATTGATATACCCATGTTTTTGTTAAAGTCTTTCCATGGTAGCACGTCGTTTCCTTTCTTAATATATATAGAGTACTTATCGTCTTCCTCTATTATATCACATATTTTATGACCACCATATACTTCTTGGCCAACAGCATAATGCATCGCATCGTTCTTGTAGTCTTTACCTACGGTAATCTTTCTAATTAGCTTGCTCATCTTTATTGTGATTTATAGTACCATCTTGAATATTAATATCAGCCGTACCATAAGTCTTTTCAAACTCAGCTTGCAGTATACTTAATTTTTCCTGTAAAGTTGAAACGTAATGTAATAAATTATGTTTTTTACTTTCAAAACTTCCAATTTCCATTTGAGCTCTATTTAAATTGCTCACTATTGATTGTACTTGATTTAATTCTTCGTTTGTAACTTTAGAAGGTTTTTCAGCCTTCAACTCCTTAATTTTTTTTGTTGTGTTTTTTGCCATTTTATTTAATTTAATTGTTTTTGTTTTTATAATGAGTTTCTACTTAGTATCTCCGCGTGCACATCTGTTAGCTCTTCTGCTGATAATTCTTTTGTATAAAGAAGCAGTTCGTGCATAGTTCCGTCAAAATCTCTATCTGGACCATTTGATCTACCACCTACTTGATCAGCTAAAAAAGCGCCGACAGCTGGTGGATTAGCCGTTGAGCTCTCTTGAGTTAGTACGTCTCCATTTTTATACACTACTAGATTTCTACTAGTATCTTTGGTTACTGTTAACATAAGCTTTTCGTCTACTGGAAAAGGATTTGTTGTTGGAAATTTTAATACGGCTGGCGTGCTTGTCTGTCTAAATCTTATTTGATCTGATTGTTGAAATTCTAAAAATAAAGCCGGAGAAGTAGACGATTGACCAAATATACAGTTGCTCGAATCGTAGCTTGTTAACTTTGCTACTATAATCATAGTGAAAGCATTGCTATCCCCTATATCTACAGCTGATCGTAAATCATAATGATCTGAATTATCATCCACAAAAAGCAACCCACCTTCACTAACAGAAGCCTGGTTACCAGCGGTACCTTGAGTCATATGGTTGTCATTACCAGAAGAATCAGTCCATTGAGCCGCCGCTACGTTTGTATCGTTTTTAAACCAGAACGCTAGATCACTTATAGCGTCAGGGGTTACTACTCTGTCATTTAAAACCGCTCCTCTTGTTAAACCACCTCCTAATCCTAACACTAGTATCCGTAGTAAAATATAACTCCACCTGTTGTTGAGGTTGGAGGCGTAACGCTAGTCCATCTACCGTATATTGTAATTCCCTTTGGAAAACTTGTTGCACCGTCTGTTTCAGCAGCACCTCCACCGTTATTAGCAACAGCGGTTGTATGGCTAAAGTAAGCCGTGTCTACGACACT